TCGATGCGAAGATCGCCGCGCATCAGGCCAGGCTCGAAGAGTACGAGACCGAGCTGCGCAACGAGCAGGCGTACGACCAGCTGCGCAACACGCTCGGCTCGGCCACTGCTGCCGCGCCCGGCCAGGCTCGCAGCATCGCGGTCGGCGGGGCCACCGTGACCCGCGGGGAGCGCACCTACCGGGCGGACACCGACCCGACCGGGCGCAACTTCATGCGCGACGTTGTGGCCAACCACTTCGGCGACTACGCGGCCCGGGACAACCTGGCCGCGCACATGCGCGAGGAACGGGTGGAGCGCGCCGAGTACCTCGTCGGGATGGAGCAGCGCGCCGCGGCAACGTCGGCGTTCGCCGGCCTGGTCGTGCCGCAGTACCTCACCGAGCTGTACGCGAAGGCCGCGAAGGCGGGCCGACCGCTGGCCAACGCCATGCGACAGCTTCCGCTGCCCGAACAGGGCATGACCGTGAACATCTCGCGGATCACGACCGCCACCTCGACCGCGGTGCAGACGGAGAACGTGGCGGCGTCCGAGACGAACATCGACGACACCCTGTTGAGCCCGGCCGTGCTCACCATCGCGGGCTCACAGACCCTGTCCCGGCAGGCCGTGGAGCGGGGCGCGGGTACCGACGAGGTGACCATCGAGGACCTGATCAGGTCGTACGGCACCACGCTGGATTCGACCCTGATCAACGTGGCGTCGGTTGGCCTGACCAACGTCGCAACGTCGATTGCGTTCACCACTGGCTCGCCCACCGCTGCACTGCTGTACCCGAAGCTGCTGCAGGGCGTGGCAGCTGCAGAGGCTGCTCTGGTCGACCAGTCGGCGGGCGATGTCATCGCGGTCATGCACAGCCGGCGCTGGTACTGGGTGCAGTCGCAGCTGTCCTCGACGTTCCCGCTGATCGGGCAGGGCTTCAACGTCAACGTCGGCGGCCAGGCGGACGGGCAGTCGACCTACGGCAGCGGGTTCCGCGGCGTCCTGCCTTCCGGCACTCCGGTGATCGTCGACAACAACATCGGCACCACGCTCGGGGCGGGCACCGAGGACGAAATCTATTTCGTCAGCCGCAACGAGTCCTTCCTCTGGGAAGACTCGAGCGCGCCGATGATGATCCGCACCGACACCGGCCCGAACCTCAAGGCGCTCGGTGTCGACATCGTGGTCTACGGCTACGCGGCGTTCACGTTCGCCCGGCAGGCGCACGCACAGAAGATCGCCGGTACCGGCCTGATCGCCCCGACGTTCTAGCCCTCACCCCTGGGCACCCTGGCAGTCGGGCGCGATGCCCGCCCCGACTGCCAGGGCGAACGGAAAGGATACCCGAAATGTCCGACTACCTTCGAGCGCTTTACGAAGAGCAGGCCGGCTACGAGCGCATGGGCTTCACGGACCGTGTCGCCGAAGTCCAGGCCGAGATCGACCGCGTCACGGGGGCAGCCGAGGAGCGTGCCGCCACGGTGGCCAAGACCGAGGCACCGCGCAAGCGGACAGCCCGGAAGGCAGACCATGCGTAATCGTCTGATTGTCGTCGCCGTCGCGCTGTGCGTGCTGTTCGGCGGGGCAGCTGCGTGCGCGCCCGCGGCCAGCGCGGCGACGGTCTCGGCGGGACGCCCAGCGGTATGTCAGGCGACCACGTCGTGGTTCGGCCTCACGATTTTCTGGGGGCTCGCCGGCTGGAATTGCAGGGCCTGGTAGATGGCCCTACTGACGCAGGCTCAGGCGGTCCGGGCGGCTCGTATCACGGGCACCCCGACCGCCGATCAGACGACGACCCTCACCGGGATGATCGCCGCTCTGAACGGTGCGCTTGAGCCTGCGTCGGGGCCCATCGAGCAGGAGTCGCGCACCGCGCGGTTCCTGGGCTACGGCCGGACCAGCTTGCAACTGCCGTGGCGGTTCGCCTCGATCACCTCGATCACCTGTGACGGGGTGGCCCTGAGCGCGCTCACCTACGACGCGAGCACCTGCGCCGAGGCCGGCATCGTCGTCCCGGTACGCAACGGCTCGGCCCCGTGGGCGAACGCCTATTCGACCACGGTGATCGCGGTCGTCGGCTACGCCAGCGTGCCGGGCAACCTCACCTACGCGGCCGAGTTGCTGCTGCAGGCATGGTGGGAAACGGCCTGGCAGGGCCGTGGCCCGGCGTCCGAGGCGATGCAATGGCAGCCGCCCGCCGACACCCTGCCGACCGCTGTGCTGCAGGCGGTCGGCGCCGGCCACGCCATGCCCGGGTTCGCCTGATGGCCACCGCGACGCTAGCCCACGACTACATGACCGCGATGGCGACGGCGATCAGGACGGCGATCACGGCGGCGGACCCGTCCGGCCGGGTGCTCGTCGAGTACGGGTACCCCGACCAGCGGGCCGCCGACGCGATTCTGATCATCGAACTGGACGCCGAGCAGAACTACGCCACGCTCGGCACGAACCGCACGCGCGAGGAAGTGATCGCGCTGCAGATCCATTTCTGCTCGTGGCGCAGCGACCAGGCGCAGGCCAACGATGCCGCATTCGACCTGCTGAAACTGGTCGAGCGGCACTGCCGCATGACGGATCCCACGCTGGGCGGGGTCATGCGTGAGGTCGTGGTCACCCGAATCCAGAGCCGCGGATACACCTACGAGGGCGATCTGACAAAGGGCCGAGGCTGCGAAGTAATCGCCACATTCACCGGAAAACAGAGAGTGAGCGCGTGATGGCGCATATCAGGAATGATTCGCCGCTCGGCGACCTGGACGTGCCGCTACTGCGCCGCGTGGTCAAGGCCGGCGAGGTCGTCGAAGTGTCAGCCGAACACGCAGAGATCCTGCTGCAGCAGGACATCTGGTCAGCACCGGGAGAGGGTGAGTCGGAATGACGCTGCAGTCGGACTGCTCGGTCGGGCTCAAGATCGAATCCACCTACGGGACGGGCGTCACGGTCGACCGCTGGCACGAGTTCGTCAGCGAGGAGATCACGCAGGACAACGAGTACATCGACTCGGAGGGCTTGCGGGTCGGCGGGGTGGGCGTCGACCTGGGTCGGCGCACACTCGGCAAGGTCGTCGCCGGCGGATCGTACGAGCTGGAATGGGTGACTCGCGGTCTCGGGACGCTGCTGCAGGCGATGCTCGGTAGCAACACGTCGACGCTCCGCTCGGGTTCCATCTATCAGCAGGTCGCGGTACCCGCCACTACGGACCCGATGCCGGCCTACACGGTGCAGAAAGGCGTGCCGCCGATCGGCGGCGGGACCACTCTCGCGCATACGTTCCTGGGCGCAGTGGTCAACGAGTGGAAACTGAGCTGCAAGTCCGGCGAAGCACTCATGGCCGAGGTCGACTGGGTGGCGAAAGAGATGGTGACGGCCACCGCGTACGCCGCGCCCAGCTACGTCGCCTCACCCAAGACGCTGGCCTACCCGCATTTGGCGCTGAGTATCGGGGTGAACGGCACGCACACCCTGACAGTGCCCACGGCCACCGCGGTCGGCTTGACCACGGCGACCGCGCTGACGAATGTGATCGCGCTCGAGGTGACCGGCAAGAACAACGTGGATGACGGCGGGTATGCGTCGGGCGGGGCGGGGAAGCGGTCACGGCGGCCCGTCTACGGGCTGCGCGAGTTCGCCGGCAGCATGACCGCCGAGTTCGACGCGGTCACCCTGCGCGACTACTACCTCGCGCAGAACGATCTGCACATGGTGGCCACATTCACATCGGACGCCGACACCGGGTTCGGCGCGTCCGCGGCGCTGCAGATCGTCATCCCGTCGCTGCGCCTCGAAGGCAAGGTGCCGAGCAGCAACGCGGGCGACGTGATCGAGCAGGAGATCGATTTCACCATCGGCCGCACGTCGAGCCAGTCCACCATCTATGTGGTTGCGGTCACGGCGGATACGGCGCTCTGAGATGGCGAAGCGCAAGCGCAGCGGCGACTCGGGGCCCAGTGTCTCTGTGGAGGTTGACCGGACGCAGCTCGACAAGGCGACCCGATCGATCCCGCGGGACATGGCTGCGAATGTCGACGATGCGCTGCGTGAACTGGGCGACCGGATTGTCGACGCATCCCGACGCAAGGTCCGCTCGGGCCCGGGGCGGCACGGTGGCCGCACCAATTCCCGCGAGCAGGCTGCCCGCGGGATCGACTACAGGGTGCGGGGCGGGCAGCTACGACTCACGTCGGACGCTTCGAAGATGGCGCCCGGCCGCAACGCCTTTCCTGCTGCCTACAACCAGTCGAGCTGGGTGCATCCCGTGTTCGGCCGGCGTGACCGGGTGACGCAGCGGGGCGAGCGCGGCTACTTCGACCCGGCCCGCTACGAGGGCGAGGCGCTCAAGCTGCTGACCGACGCCGGGCAAAAGGCGTGCGACAAGGCGGGCAAGTGAGCAAGGGCCGCGTGTTCCGCGTCGTCATCGGCGACAAGGGCTACGACCTGATGGGCGCGTTTGCTAAGGCGAGCGCCCGTGACTGGGCGGCCCTCATCGGCGCCACCGGGCGGAATCCGTTCACCGTGGGGCAGCGGATCTCCGAAATGCAAGAGATGGGCAAGGCATCCGAGACGGAGCGGGGGGCGCTGCTGGCCGGCCCGTTCGGCGGGCGCCTCGTGGAGACGATCGCGGATCTCGTGTTCCTGGCACGCCGGATGGAGGGCGACCGGGAACCGGGCACTGACCGCCCCATCACGCCGGAGACGAGCTTCGATACGACGCCCGTGATGGAGACCCTCGACGGGTTCGCCGCTGCGATGCGGGCGCAATCAGAGGGGGGCGACGATGACGAGCCGGACCCTACCTGAGCCCGGACGGCTACCGGTCCGGGCGGCGCCCGCGGACGCGGGCCACGACGACCAGCAACGGGTGGCCGGACGATCTGGCCGGCCTCGTCGCCGGGCATCTCATCGGGTTCGCATCCGAGTTCCATTGGACACCGGCCACCGTGTGGGATCTGGAATTGTGGCAGCTCGTAGAGTTTTGCGCCTATTTCGACAAGCTGACCGCTGCGCGCAAACGCGCAGCGTCGGATAAGCGGGGGCGCTGAAATGGGTATCGGCATCGAATTCGACATCAAGGTCAATGAGCCCGCGAAACTGTCGGAGATTCTTTCGGGCATCGGGGACCAGTTCAGCAAGGCATTCGATCAGGGCAAGACGCTAGCGAAGTTCAACGCCGGGCTCGGCCAGTCCGCCGAGATCACCGAGCAGATGGGCGACCTTGCGAAGGAGGTTTGGTCGGAGGGCTGGGGCGAGTCGCTCGAAGATGTGACGGGCGCGATCGGCGACGTCGGCTCGCAGATGCTGGATCTTTCGCAGGCGTCGCCCGAGCAGATCGCGCAGGTCACGAAAGGCGCGCTTGACCTGGCCACCGTGATGGGTGTCGACGTCGTCGAGGTGACCCGCGCCGCCGGCCAGATGATGAAAAACGGGCTCGCCCCGGACGCGCAAACCGCGTTCGACATCATCGCCACCGGGGCACAGAACGGGGCGAACAGGTCGGGCGACCTGCTCGACACGCTCACCGAGTATTCGGCCAACTTCGCCGAAATCGGCATCGACGGGCCCACCGCGCTCGGCATGATGAACTCAGCGCTCGATGCCGGCATCTACACCACGGACGTGGCCGCGGACGCAATGCGCGAGTTCGGCACACGCATTCTCGACGGCTCGGCGAAAGGCTCGGGCGCGTTCACCACGCTCGGCCTGGACGCGGACGCGATGGCGGCCAAGATCGCGGCGGGCGGGCCCACCGCGAAAGAGGCGACGGATGCCATCTTCATTGCGCTGGGCAAGCTGACCGACCCGGTTGCGCGCGAGACTGCGGGTGTTGCCCTGTTTGGTTCCATGTGGGAGGACATGGGCGGCAAGTCGATCATGGCTATGGATCCGACGATCGCCAAGACAAAGGATGTCGCGGGCGCCACCGAGCAGATGGGGCAGAAGCTGCACGACACGGCGACGCAAAAGGTCGACGTGATGAAACGCAAGATCGACGAGTGGGTTACGTCGATGATCAGCACTCAGGGTCCGGTCGGGCAGATCTCGGCGTTCGCGGTCACGTTCGGCCCGCAGGCGCTCACCCTGGCCGGCAATATCGGCATGGTCGCGCTCGCGCTCAAGGGCACCGCGGTCGCCGCGGGCGCAGCCACGCTCGGGATGCGCGCCCTCGTTATCGCTTCCGCCCCGCTCAGTGTGATCGCAGGCGCGATCCTGGCCGTGATCTCACTCATCACGGTGGCCATCGAGCGGATTGACGTTCTCAAGCTTC